CAATAGCAGTAAACAATCCGTTGTTTAAAAGTGCGTACAGTTTGTTTTGGTTGACAACGTAAAGAACCCCTGAAACTTCCCATATTCCGCGACACGGAGCAGCGCCAAAATCTGCAAACAATGTAAGACCCGGTGTTGGGTACAGCGTCAGGATGTTCTTTTCAGCATCGTTGTTAACCTCTGCATAAAGGTTAGTGCGTATCTGTGCATCAACGTCGATTGATTTGCCTTGATTGCCTATACCAAAAATAGGGACGGGCATCATGGGTAGTCAAACCTTGAATAATTGCGTTTCATTGGCACGCCGTATGGCATTTTTAGAATAGGCGATACGTGATTAGTGCGTTTGATAGTTCGTTTAGACCCAGCGGCTTGGCGGTCTACTTGAATGGGTAAGGGTTGACCAAACTCTACGCTTAAATACTTTGCGAGATTAAAGACAATGGCGTTTTCATAGCCGGGCGGCATGGCGACAACATCAGTCAGATTTGCAAACACATTCAGCAGCTTTTTAGACACTAAGTTCAATGTCATTGAACCGCTGGGCGTTGGATACATGGTAATCGTCGCATTGGGAAACGTGGCGATATACAGCATTGATGTAGGTATGCCTGAAATGCTTTTAACCTGAATATCGTTGTATTGTTCCTCGGTCAAAATCCCTAGTGGATAGCTGACACCGCTAAATTGCACGTATGACGAAGTAAGAACCTCTTGCGGTCTGTCAGATACAAAGCCACCAGTCGCGCCAATCGTGTATGTGTTTACGCCATTGGTTAAAGGGATAGCGTCTGTCGTGGTTGCATAGACCATAAGACCCTCATTAGCCCAATCGCCTAGCATAGCGTTTAAAGCGGTTAATCCGTCTACAGCCTCGTCAGCCGTGGGCGTTTCACCGATAGAGTAAACACCGATTAATCGATATGCTCGCTTGATTAAATCAATGCAAGTTACCGTACGTGTAGGTAATGGCATTATTCAGCCTTTGCAGGACGACCACGCTTTTTAGGCGCTTCTTCTACTTCTTCAACGGCTTCACCAGTCAAAGCAAGTTCTTCTTCTTTGCTTTCAACGATTACACCGTCAACCCATTTTGGATATTCTTGAAACATGGTTTTTCCTTATACTGAAGTGATTGTTTCCCAAGCTGAAGCCGTGCGGATTTGCAACTTGCCTAGCGCAGAGTTGTAGTAAAGGTCGCCAGCCTCTACGTTGGTTACGGGTGCGGATGCTAATGGGACTAGACGTAATGCGCCACTACTTTTAAGCCGCATTTTTTCCTTAGCAGCTAAAAATCCACCTGTACCAAACACAATGTCGTTACGTGTACCTGTTGAATCGGTTGCTATAACCAAGTTACCGAGCTTTGCAGCGCCTGATACTGCACTACCAAAGATGTAGGCATCATTAGGCGTTGTAATCGTGTAAGCGGGGTCTGCAAAAACAGAGGATGCAACACCAATATCGACGAAACCTGTCGTGTCGTTTGTGTTGTTATCAGGGTAGCAAATCATGTCAGCACTTGACAATGAAGTTGCTGATTTATTCTGATTTGCTATCTGTGTAAATGAATTGTTTGAATGTGTTGCCTGAATAACTGGAGCAGTTAACGTAGTACCTGTACCGCCAAGGGTTACACGGTTAAGCAACGATGACGTAATCGACGTAAATACGGCAGTGCTAGGCGTTGTCGCGCCAATAGTCGTACCGTTGATAGTGCCACCTGTAACTGCTACAGCAGCGGGATTGATTGGGGTGTCGGTTAAGACTGGAGTAGCGCCTACTACATACTCTACATCGCCTTGAGTTGCTTCTACGATAATAGATGCACCTGCGGGGAATGGGCCAATGACTGTTTGTGAATCAATCACTGTTGTAATGGGGCTACCTCTTAAACCTGCTGGAATAACAACAGTTGCCACAGAGCCGCGCAATGCACCGACACAGATAGATTGACCTGCGGGAACGGCTACAGTTGCGTTGATACGGTTTTGTAAAAATGGCATGTTTGTCCTTAATTGGCGGGGCTTTTTACACCCCGCCGTTATGGTTTAGGTTGTACGTGGAGCAACGCCGGGTGAACCGACGATAGACCAATCTACCGCTACAGCAGCCGTAGCCGCTGCATTGAGGTAGATAGTGAACGAACCAACCGCTGGCAAGATACGAGTCACTGAAGTGGCTGTACCGTCTGCGGTAGCTTGTGCAATGTAGGCGTCAATCTTAGATTCTGCCGTACAAGATGAACAAGTCACAACAATAGATGAACCAGCGGCAGCGATACCGACACGACCCATCGTTTGACCACCCGCATTTACAGCGCCGGGGGTTACAGGGCCAGCGGATGAACTTGCCAAGCCTTGCGCTACCAGTGACAACTCCACATTGGTAGGCAACTGCACAATAGTACCTGCTAGGTACGCGTCATAAGCACGATTAAGTAAAATCATTTTATATTTTCCTTTAGGTTAATTAAGCAACGACTTTACAAGCCAGTTCTGGGTAAGGTGCAGCCCAGCCAAACAACACATCGAGACGCATCACGCTGTTATCGTTCATGGTGTCGTAACCTTCTGTCACTTTGACGGTAAAGCCATCGTCTGACATTTGAGTAACTTTTGCACCTGTGCCAGCTGTAGGCTCTGCCATCGGAACCATTGCAAGCGTAAACGCATCACGGTGGAACAGAATGTTAGAGTCATAAGAGGCAGAAGCCGCACCGACAATGGTGATTGCCGCCGCGTTAGCAGGAGATGCTGTAACGGTTTGGAATGCACCTGTAGGCGTGATTGCTGGGAACACTGGGATAGATGTCGCACCTGACAAAACGTTAGCCGTAGCCACGAATTGTTGAGGTGAGCCTGTGTCTTGGCGTGATTGTGGATTAACTGCGTTAACACCTGCAATCGTGAACACTGTACCTTGTGTGATAGTTCCAGTCAGTGCCGCTACGGTCAAGGCAGTACCAGTTTGACCAGCGCCCGAGACGGTAGCCGTACCAGCCGCTTGCGTACCATTTAAGTGGCGGGATACGTTTTGGTCCATAGCAACATCAAAACCCAACATGCTTTGTACCATGCCTTGTTTAAATCCTGCGCTATTAGTAGCCGCTGGGTTAAACATGCCAGTAAAGCCTTGCAAGATGTTTGCGTTCATGGCTGGGTTAACAACCAACAAACGGTCTGTTTGTGGCGCTGCCATCTCATTCAAGATACGACCGCCATTGGTTAACAGTGCCAGTGCTGTAGCTTGTGAGTTAGGAGGCGTGCCTGGTGTACCTACCAAGTTACCAACTGCACGACGAGCCAAATCCAAACCTTGACGGTCAATTTCGTTCACCACAGCAACGCAAGCCGCCATGAGTTTCTTTTCAAACTGTTGCAAGGTCAGAGTGCGCTCAAACGATGTAAAGTTCAAATCTGCACCGCCTTGCGACAAGGTAATCGGTGTAGACGTCTCTACGGTTGCTTGAGGAACAGCAACACGACCCGCACGGTATGTATAACGTGGTGGACGCTTGATGTTGATAGTTTGACCGGGCGAATATCCGCGGCCTTGATTGCTTGTGAACTCAGATTCAAAATCACGGTTTACGTTCTTAGCGAACCCGACCATGTTTTGCAGAATTGCAAGCGCTTCTTTTGCCACTAGGGCATTGGTTACTAAAATGTTAGACATTTAATTTTCCTTAGATTAACGTGACCATTTAGCGTTTTCCTTAATCCGCATTGCCTTGTAGGTTGCGAAGTCAGCATTAGCCAAACTTGTTGATACACCACCTTGTGTCCCGATAGGGGAAATAGGCGGCGGGGCTTTTGAGATTTTTGCGGGTTGCTGGAGTTTTGATTCCAACTTACCGAGTTCAACGGCTTGCTTAACTGGTGTGAGTTTTGCAATTCGCTCTACTTCACTAGGATGACTAGACATAAAAGCCATCAGTTGTGCTGCGACGTCACTTTCCATAACGACATCAGCCATAACTTGACTTACTGGCAAATCGTCAAAAGCGTCTTTGTCAAAGCCCGTTAACTTTTCAGCTTGCGCATAAATAGTCTGTGCTTTAACTTGTACCGCCCTTGCGTTCCTAGCGCCTTCAGATTCGCGTTGATAGTTATCACGTTGCTGTAACTTATGCTCTACCTTAGCGTCAATCCATTCCGCGTCACTTGCGAACTGGTCGCGTGTCGGTTCGGCTCTGCTGGGTTGCATTTGTTGCGGCTTTGTAATCGCCTCTAGCGCCTCTTTATAGGCTTGTGTTGCGCGTCGCTCTGCTTTTGATTCAGCTTTTGCAATACGTCTCTGAACGATTTCGTCTAACTCAGCTTGAGTAAACGTCTTCTCAGCCGGAACTTCTTTAACCTCCTGCTCGGTATCCGTCCCCGTCTCAGGATTTGTCTCTGCGGGTGCTGTCGCAGTTGCCAGTGGTGTCGCTGTGTCGATTACGACGCCTGCGTCTGGGGCTGTTGATAAATCAGACATTTTGGTTTCCTTCTAAGGGATAGCTTTCGCTAGGCTCTGGTGCGCCCAGATTGGCGGCCATTTCTGGCGGGGGTGATTCTTGCATCTCTTGCATCTCATATGACGGCTCTTGCATTTCATTCTCAGGTTCTGCCATCAATGGAGGTGAATTCAATATCTGCATTAAAGTTTGCTCTACCAATGCTTGCACTTGGTCTGGCTGCATTGCAACGCCTGTAACTTTGAGGCGGTTTGTTTCAGCGTTGTAACGGTCAATCTCTAACTTGGCCTCTTCGCTTTCATGCTCTGATTCAAGTTTGTTGACGTGCGCGTCAGCGTTCTCTAATGCCTTACCAACCGCTTGCAGTTGCTGTTCCATTTGGTCGATATGCTGTTTAACTTGTGGAGGAATATCAGCCTGTCCTTTTTCCTCGTTTTTAAGGTTAGGCGGTAATGCTTTTTCTAGGCGTTTTGCTAAGTCTTCGGCTAATGGGAAATCGTAGCTGCGCATGATAATGTCGCCAGCTATTTGCATCAGTTGCGGGTTACCCTTGGCAAGCTGTGTAAGTGCTTCGGCTGATTCTTGGCGCTGGGTTTGATAGCTTGGCCCTGTGTCGATAGATATATCGTAACGACCGACTAGCGGGTTAAAGATGCCTTGTATTTCAGGATGGTCTGTATCTTGGTGCGCCTGAGCTAATTCAGGGTCAAGTACAGCGCTCTTATTCTTACCGTCTAAGCCCAAAATCATGACGATTTGCTTAGTGTCATAAACCTTTTTAATCAAATCAATGATGACTGTCGCTTCGTACTTGAGCGCACGGGCTAAGTTGTCAGGAAAGTGGAATGTTGCAATCTCGCCTTGTGCTTTTAGTCGCTGGATACCAATACCACTAGATGCCTCAGACTTCACGCCAAAGTTAGCCGCTGATTGACCACTGCTAGCCCGCATTTGTTCGGTGCTCATTTGCAGCATCTGAACTTGTGCCGTTGCAATTGATGCAGGGGCTACACGTTCGGGCTTAGGTATTGGCTGGCCTTCTTCAGTTATTGAGTTGTAAGGCAGATAAGCCGCTGCATCTACGTTAGCCGCACCCCATTCGTTTTCAAAGCCTTCAATAGCTTCCTTAGCTGCTAGATATGGCGCTTTGTTTTGCAGGGCGTTAGATTCCACAGCGCTTGAGTAGCTGTAGTTGACCATACGGGCGCTGTCTTTAAGGTCACGAACCACGCCTTTGCGGATAATCTCGCCGTTAATGTTTAGCTCTTTACCGACTACCGTGATAATAGGCAAGTACGCACCTACCCATTCTTTTTTGTCAATGGGTTCATCCTGCCCGCCTAGCAGTTTGC